ACCGTCGATTTGTGTTAAGTGTTTGCCAGTCGTTCTGGACCAAACGTTTTCGCTAACGTGAAGCTTTCCGTCATGTGATCGAAAAGCTACCGGGGTCGCATAAGAGTAATAGGTATCAATTAACCCATGTTCTACTCTTAATGATTTAGTCGTATTTAAGTAATGTGTAGTCATTTTTATGCTCCTTTTGTTTGTTGTGGGTCTCATCAGTATGCCCCTAACCCTAGGCATAGACGCGCTCACCGTGGAACGCGTTTCGTGGATTATGTGTTTTCTGAAAACCACTGTTTTACTTTTTCAACAGTGTCGACGTATCCACCCTCTGGCTCGTCGTCTGTGCACACTGGTGGATTGAAAGCGTATAAATCATCGTAATCAACGTTTCCGTCATAATAAAAAACGTTTTTCTTTGCTAAAGAACCAAAGACACCTTTTAGAGTATCAATTTCGAGATGCTTTAGTCTTTCGTCCTCAACAATGTCACCAAATGAAATAAAGTTTGGCTCAAATGCACCGTCTAAACAAACTTGTAAAACAAGTTCTTCTTTTTCTGTAAATGTAATGTTAGTCATTTTTGCTCTCTTTCTGAATACATAAGTATTCATGATTATTACTGTATAATCAAAAATACTTATCTGAGTGTGTACCTCTTACTCTTTGGCGTGATCACCTCTGCGTAATCAACTTAGTGGGCCTTGTTATCCACCGAGGGCGTCTCTCGACTTGACTCTTTGATTTGTTCGCCTGTTGTCCCTCAGGTCTATCTTTATCAGATAAGTAAGACCTTAAAGATATTTATGATAAAGTCAAACATTTTTAGATAAAAAAGTATAAAAAAGATAAAAAAAATGGTCATAAATTATTACAATCGAGAAAAAAATAAGGGGCATTTTTTTGCGTTTTTAGGGGTGTTGAAGAGATGCTCATGTATGATTTTATTAGATAATTTATTATATGCTCTATGGCTCTTAAAATGGATTTAAAGGGTATTTTTTTTATGGGAAGTTGTTATAATTTAATGCAAATTGCGACATGGACCGTGAAACGTGAACAGAATACGAACGGTTCGAGTGGGTCAAAAAACTATTGGGAATTAAATGACCCAGAGTCGCGCGTCGTGGATCGTTGACACACAATCACAGTACTAGAGGTTTTTTGAAAAAATAAAAAATAAAAATAAAAAAAATTTAAAAAGAAGTGTGATAGTGTGATCTTGATCAATTTAACCTTATTTAGGTGGGTTTTACCCATCACACTACTCATTTTAAGAAGTGTGATTAGTGTGATAGTGGGTCATTGATTTTACTGACTTTTTTACCCTCTAGGCAATTGGAGACTTTTTCCAAATTTATTATTTTAAAAAGAAGTTGCTGAAAATTCTCTAGTACCAATTTGTAAAATAATGGTTAATATGTAACGGTCTAATTTTAAATGAGCGCTGAAAAGAATTTATATAAAATGGTTAAAGATAAACTATCTGAATTTCATCCAATTCGTATTGAAACTTCTACAATTAATGGTTTTCCAGATTTAATTTTGTTTAATAAACATGGACGTAGTTTGTTCGTTGAATGTAAGGCGTGTGAGCGTTCCAGATTGTTACAGAGTTTAAGACCACATCAAAAAGCTTTTCATCATAAATACAAACAGATCATGAACGGATTATTTATCTTGCAACGCTCTCTCAAAGAGAGGAGGATTTTTCTGTATAGGTCCACGGATATCGACTTTCTGGCAGAAAATGGCGAGTTTGCACCACTTTGCACGGTCCAAGTGGGCCAACCATGGTCCACGATCAGCGAAATATTGAATGAATACCACTAAATATAGAACATATAATCCACGAAACGCGAAAAACGTTGATAAATATAGCGTCGGGGGGCCTTATAATATAGATTATGCAACAATGGGACCTAGGTACTTAGAGCCAACGGTCCGAGGTCCACGAAACGCGCGACCCCACCCCCAAAAAAAGCGCCCCGGTCCGAGGAGGCGAGACCTAGCCCTGGCAACATATCCACACTATAGGAGCAAAAAATGCATATAGATTATTCAAAGCTTGATGCGAACCAATTAAAGGCGATGGTCTTACTTCGAAAGCGCATTGAACAAGAACATGCGCGTGGTAATTTCATGAGATTTGTCAAAGCAGTCTGGCCAGAGTTCGTTGAAGGTCAACATCACATCAAGATTGCAGAACAATTCCAGAAATTTCTGACTGGGAAGAACCAAAGATTAATTGTGAACATGCCCCCACGTCACACAAAAAGTGAGTTTGCCTCATTTTTATTCCCGGCATGGATGATGGGGCAAAATCCTCGACTAAAAATCATTCAAGCAACTCACACTGGTGAATTGGCGATAAGATTTGGTCGAAAAGTAAGAAACTTGATGAATACCAAAGAATACAAAGGGATATTCCCTGATGTTACTTTGAGAACGGATAACCAAGCGGCGGGAAGATGGGAAACTAACCTTGGAGGTGAGTATTACGCGGCAGGTGTGGGTGGTGCAATCACAGGTCGTGGTGCTGATTTATTAATTATCGACGATCCTCACTCGGAACAAGATGCTTTGTCCGAAACAGCCATGGATAATGCTTACGAATGGTATACTTCTGGTCCTCGACAGCGTATGCAACCAGGGGGAAGTATTGTAATCGTAATGACTCGATGGTCTGACAAGGATCTTACTGGTCAATTAATCAAAAAGATGGGTGATCTGAAAGCAGATAAATGGGACATCATAGAATTCCCGGCAATTTTAGACGACGATGACGAAGAAAAGCGTACACCAATTTGGCCACAGTATTGGAAGCTCAATGAACTTGATAAAGTAAAAGCTTCTCTTGTTCCAAGTAAATGGAATGCTCAGTGGCAACAGAATCCAACGCACGACGGTACGAGTATCGTGAAACGCGAATGGTGGAATATATGGGAGAAGAGCGATCCACCACTTTGTGATTACATTATTCAAAGTTATGATACTGCTTTTTCCAAAAAAGAGTCTGCTGACTACTCAGCTATTACAACTTGGGGTGTGTTTCGCCCTGATGAAGGAAAAGAAACCCATTTAATTTTATTACATTGTCGAAAAGGTCGATGGGACTTTCCTGAGCTGAAACAAGTCGCGAAAGAAGAACTTAAGGCTTATAACCCAGATAGTGTGATTATTGAAGCCAAGGCCTCAGGGACACCCTTGATACAAGAGCTTCGGCGATTTGGTGTCTACGCGACAGCTTTCTCTCCGAACCGAGGTCAAGATAAACATGTTCGCTTAAATACTGTCTCTCCCATATTTGAAGCTGGTCACGTTTGGCGACCAGATACTGATTGGGCTGAAGAAGTTCAAGAAGAGATCGCATCGTTCCCTTATGGAGAACATGACGATTTAGTTGACGCAACAACCCTAGCTTTGTTAAGATACAGGCAAGGTAGTTTTGTTCGTTTGTATGATGACGAAGAAGAAGAACCAATAGGAAAACGAAAATATGAGTACTACTAAAAAATTAATTAATCCTGAAGATCGAAGACTGAAACAAAAACTAACGCCTAAGCAAATGATTTTTGTTTATGAATACGTTCACAAAGTTTTATTAGGAGAATGCTCCGCTGCCGAAGCTGCGCGACGCGCGGGCTATTCTAAAAATCGAGCACGTCAAACTGCTACTGATTTATTGAACCCTCACCTCAATCCTTTCGTCGTGGAGGCCATTCATGAGATGAAACAGGATTTGCATCAAATGTATGGTGTGTCCACTGCATCTCACTTGGCCTCCTTAAAACAGATTCGAGAAGAAGCACGAGAACATAAGCATTTTTCGGCGGCCGTGGCTGCTGAGGTGAACAGAGGAAAAGTCGCTGGATTTTACGATAACAAAGTTCAAAGTGATACACCTCTCGAAAATATGTCCAAGGATGAATTGATCAAAGTTCTAGAGAATTATGACAAGAATGGTATAACTCATGATACCAAACTAATAATTGACGACGATAAGGACGCCATGACCCGCGGCCCGTTGATCGTGGAAGGAGATTAATGATAGGGGCTTTTTTGAACTTAAGCAGACCGTTAGCGATGCAAGTGTTATCGAATCCAAGGATTCT